GCCCCGACTGTCGAAACAGTCGGGGCTTTCATGCTTTATCGGTGTGAATCAGATGATTCGATCACTTCTTCGCTTTGGCAGCTTCGACGGTGGCGACATAGTTATTCGCCATCGTGACGACGTTCTGAATCAGTAGGGTCGGATCGACGTCGACGGCAGCGACCAACAGTTGACCCAGAAGAGTACCGACACTTTCGACGGTGGGAGCATCGGCAGGAATCAATTCCTTAGCCTTTGCCTTCTTCTTTGCTGGGTCGAGACAGTCGGTCACTTTGGAACCCTTCGCAGTGAGGATGTCACTGTTAAGCCGACCGCTGTAGCGACCGACATAGGTTGCACCGTTCTTTTCGATCCGATTCCTAACCTTTTGATTCGGAACCTTATTGCCATTCAATCGAATGATTGCCGCTGCCCCATTGACCGCTTTGCGCAGTGTGTCCTGCGCGGTCTCGGTCGACGCCCGCTCGGTCCACTCGGTGCGAACCTTCGAACGCTGGGGCTCAGGATCAGTGGCAGCGATGCGCCATGCCAAAGCCCAAAGCATGGACTCGGAATTACTGGTCGCTGTCTCCCAATCGGCGATCATCTGGATGATCGAATCTTCTGTTTTAAAGTTGCTATTAGGCACGTGTTCCTCCTTTGGAACATTGGTGCCAATGACCCAGTGCCATTGGCACCGATAGGTACATTGTACTCTATATGCCTTCAAAGGTAAAGGACTGCCGCTAAAGGTACGACGTACCATAAGCCCAAACGTTAAAGCGTTAGCAGAGCCCTAAAGGTACGACGTACCATTAACGATCATCATTAATCGATAAGTAAAGGCTAGGGCGACAAACGTAACGGTCGAATAGTTACGCGCTGCCGTTCTGTTTCCTATTGAATGGCGCGCACTGTTTCGACAGTGACAGTTAATAAGCGCCGCCGATTACTGTTAATAGAAAGCGGACAACAGAAACAATAAGTAAATGCCGACGGCGCCGCCACTAACGGAGACACAGGGGCACCCCTACGGGGGGTGGGCCGTCGCCGCCCTCTGTATTGTATCTATTGAGAGCCGATGCGTGTGGTTTTTGTAACTTGGTGTGCCGCATGTCACAGTGCCTGGGCGGGGGTAGGACTGCACTGGACTTGGGGGCGCACTGTTAGCGACGACGCTGCTTAGGCGTCGTCGCACAGTAACGGTTGATGCCGTACAAGCCGTGCACTTGTACGGCGGGTTTGTACTGCAGTGCTGCGGCTGCTGGTACTGCACTGTTGTTACAGGTACTGTAGGGGGGAGGG